CTTGCCTGCGGCTTGGGGCTTCGCCTTGCCTGCGGCTTGGGGCTTCGCCTTGCCTGCGGCGGTGCCTTTGCCAGCACCTTTTAAATAATCAACAAGGGCGCGAACGCTCTTCTTAAATGAGCCTTGACGCTTGGGAGCATTTTTATCAGTCTTTCTCAATAAATCAATAGCACGTTGTGTCAAGGTGCCATAGGCGCCATCAACACCGTCTTTATTTTTGCCGGTCGTTCCTAAATTTATTTTATCTCCAAAGCGCCTCTTTAGAAGTGACTGCAATTCTAATATATCCATGCTTTTACGGCGAGGTTTGCGCTTGGCCACATCTTTACTGGCTGCAGCACCTTGGTATAGGTCGTCACCGGTCACAGTTCCGTCTTTTTTACATAAATATTTACATTTACCGACATATGCTTTGCCGCCGGACCAAGCGCCGGGCTCGTTACACTTGTTTGGGTGTGGCTTCCCTTTAGTGCCTGCTTTTAGACAATATTCGTATTTCCTTTTAGCGCCGACACCAACTTTATGTATTTCGGTAGATTTCTTGGCAAGGCGTTCGCCTTTTCTCGGGCCGGCGCCGCTGCCAGTCCCAGCCGCTGACTTAAGTCCGCTTACACATTGATAGCCGATAAAGCCGCCCTCCAATTTTTTATTAATTGCCTTTGCGCGGTTCTTGGCGTACTTGCGCGGTCCTTTTCCCGCACACTTCGCAAATGCGACGGAGGCGATGTCTTCGCCGGGTTTGACCTTGAAGTCAACCCTCCACGTTGCTTTTTCTTTGGCGCCCTTTCGTGCGAGGGCTTTTTTAAAAGCTAGCTTTTGTTGTTTTTCTGCTGCTTCTTCGTCGGGTCCGCATCGCCAATAATACCCCCCGGGCTGGCGAACATTTCTTGCTTGGCCCGGAGGACAAGGATCAGATTTTTTACCAAGGCCCTGCTCTTCTAATTTTTCTATTTCTTCATTAATAAGCTTTCTTAATAGTTCTTTTACCGACGACATTGTAACACCCCTTTGTGAGTTGCCTCTTTATTAAATAGTTCAAAACCATGCAAAAATCAAGTGATCTCGCACGCTCCACCAGCGCAGGCTAATTCACCCTTTAGATCTGTATTGTCGTCTTCCTCTTCCACCTGAGTTAAGTCAACCTCTTTTAAGGATTCAACTAAAACATCGTAAGTTTCTTTAGAACAATCTTCAAATGGTGCCTGTTTGTAAGTGTGATCTGAATAAGGCAATACACTTAAGCCATTATACTTGTCGCGGTTTTCCCACATCCACTCGCCAACGTCTTGCCATTCGGCATCTTTAATAGTAATGGTCGCAGAAACGTTATGAGTGTTCTGCCCCTTTCTATGTCCCGGCTTTACCCACTCGCCGGCCACTTTAGCCACTCTTTTTAGTAGTTGGAGGGCAGATTCGTGCCTAGTAATGGCACCTTCGGGCGCTTTTTGAGGAATACTAATAACAGCAGTATCATGCGGCCTAAAAAACTCATCCTCAATTAAATCTGTATGGTTTAAGTAAAGATGCCAGTAGATTGCCTCATTTTTACCCACTCTAATCCGACGAATGTAATAATCGTTGTGCCAAGCGTGAATTCCAGAGCTAGTTCCTAAAGTTAAGCTTGTTGTTCCTGCTGGCTTAACAGTTGTACAGCGAGCCGCCGGTTTAATGTCTAAAATCTTAGCGACTCTAGCGTTTTCTTCTTTTACAACCTTCGCAGCTTGCGTCATGTCGAGATTTAACACTTTGCCAGACGCAATTCCCGTCATAGAAACGCCTATAAGCGCATCTTTCTCGGTGGTTCGACGCCACACATCTCTAAGGTAGTGAAAGTCCGTATAGCCGGCTTGTAGGGTGCCTATAAACGCTGCGGCCTTAACTCTCTTTTCTAACTCTTCCTGAGTTTCTACATTGCTTACATTAACCTCTGTAAGGTTGCAGAACTGATAGGGGCGTAATGCAATTTCGCAGTTGTGAACTAATAGCCCGTTCGCAAAGAAGTTATGATTCTTCTTTACCTGTATGTCATAAACATCCCTGTTTTTTTCTATAGTTACTTTTTTTATTTTGGTTCGTCTAATTGTCTTTGTAGTTTCCATTCCACTAATTCCTTTTTGTATGATTTGTCGCAGTAAGGTTTAATGTCCCTTATCAAGACGACTTCTATGTCTAATTTTGCTGATAGTTCCTCCGTCTTCCTTGCCCCCCTATCCCAAAATCCTTTTATCTCAACGATCTTCACTAAAACCCCTTCTTCGTAAATGAAGAAGTCTGGCCTATATGTAGTGCCTTCCAACTGATACGTTTGCTGCTCTGCGTCCCAGTCAATACCTTGTCTATCTAACCACTTCGCATATGTGTATTCGTATGTGCTTCGCAGCCAAACGGGCTTGTCTCGGCTCTTATTGTAATAATACCCTTGAATGCCACGGGAAGTTTTGTTGGTCTTTCTATCAAATGTTCTAAACCAGCCAGTCCTGTTCTTATACATTTCTTTAAGGTTATCACTTCTAATTTCCCTTGTCTTTTCATAAACAACATTGGTGCCCTTATTTATCTCAATGCCGAGAATACCAAAAAGAGTTCTCGTCCTTGTGTAAGATAGGCCAATCATTTTTGCTATCCTCTTTAGCCCGTTGCCTTTACTATACAAAGACGATATGTGCTCCTTTACAAATCGGAATTCTGTTGGAAAAATTCTACTTGCATTATTCAAAAGAAACATCCTCTTGTTTGATGCTCTTGCCGAGTTTCCAATCTCCGCATATCTTTTTGTCGCATACTCTTCATACTCTTTTGCGAACTCTTGTGGTATAATCTTTACCTTTCCCTTGTCCAAGTTCAAATATATTATTTCTATTGCTTTTTGCAGGTTCGTTTGGGGTTCCAACCCTTGTAATGTTTCCATACTATAAATAGGATTGAAAACCCCCAAACGCCCGCCTTATTAAGTAAATAGCAATATATCTTCCTCAGTTAGTTGGGCCGCCTCCACATACCCTCTGTTCTCCGTGAAGACCCTGTGGTCGGGAGTCAAAGTAATGATTTGCCCATCCTCTGTCTCAATCTTTATTACGTCAGCATCAGCCCTCGTCATGGCACCAGCCTCAACTAACATGTATTCCAACTCGCCAGTTTCCTCGTCATATGAAAGCACATTTATTTCCTCGCCCTCATCTACTTTAGAAACCAAATCGCGGATAGTGATGAGTCCAACATCGGTAGTAACAAGGGTGTCGCCATCCAAACAGCACGGGTTTGTTCCCCAATCTTTATCATTTGAAAAGTAAAAGCCGGGTTCACCGGTGCCAGAAGCCTTTACACGCTCCCAGAGGGATTCAAAGACATCCTTTGTGATTCTATGTCGGAGTAATACGACAGAATTGTTGGCACGTCCCCTTTGCGGGTTTTTCTCCCACCAATTGCCAGTTTTGGCAGATAACATCTCGCCATCGTCAGCAGAGAAGAGGCTGATGAGAGCAGCACGGCGAATGCCGCCGGCGAGAACAGCATCGGCAATATAACAAACAATGTCATGCACCTCGATAGCTTGTAACTTATCTCCATCACTTTTTTCATCTAAAATACCTCTAACCTTGAGCAGGCACTCTTTTAGTGGCTGTGGTCCCGGTGCTTTACCACCTGAAGTAATTAGTCTCGCACCCTTCGGACGGATATCACTAAAGTCAAATCTTATAGTAGAACCGCCAAAAAAATAGCTTCTCACTAACGCTTTTACCGAATCTGCCCAACCTTCAATACTATCGCCGATCAAAAACCTGCGAGATCGCTTAGGATTTGGCCTTCGAATCTCCGGTAATTTATCAACATGGTGTTGCTGAACACTATAACCAACGCCGGTTCCTCCAAGCAACAAAAACATAATTTCACTAAACACTCGCCAATCATCAATAGGGGCAAAAGCACAATTATAAATACGATTTGGAGCAACTTCAATTGGCTTGCCTCCAAACTGCATGGAGCGCATAGAAGGTAACACCTTTTTATTGTGAACTAATTTATAAGCCTCTGTGATCTCATCTTTTAAGTTTGGATAAGTTTTCCAGTGCATTCGCTTATTGCGATTGACCAGTTCCCTCCACGTTTCCCTACGCTTTTTCTTAGGTAGGTAACGTGTGTACTTCATGTGTACTGTGATGTCGGACAAGATTTCAGTTGCTAATTCCATTTAGTTCTCCCCATTTTTAAATTTCTTGTAAATCTCCGCTAACCGCTGTTTCTGATTTTTAGCCGCCTCTTTGTTTATGTCAGCAATAGAATTGCCATCTGGTTCTAAAACTTTCATCTTTACATTTGCTGTATCCATACTCATCGGGTAAACCAATCCATCAGGACCATTCCTATTCTTTGCCACAAACATGCGTGCCGAATTTGTATTTTTGTCCTCGATGGTGCGGGATAGAGTAAATATGAAGTCGGCCACGAAACATTTGTTAAAAGCTTCAGAAATACTCTCCATTGTAATAACTTCTGCATTTAGGCCGCCGCGATTAGTTTGTGATGCGGTCCAAATAGGGCACCTATATTCCTGAGCCATTCCACGAAGATCCTCGTAGATAGACTCCAATTCGATCCTCTTTTCTCGATAATTGCCAGTACACTTAAGCAAATCGCCATAATCTACAATAATCATTCCCACCTCAATACCCCGGGTCTTTAATTTATGTAAATGGTTCTTTAAGGTTACCACGCTAGCAGACTTTGTTGGATATTCTTTTACGATGATGTTGCCTTTAAGATCCTTAATTTTCTCATAAATTTCATCTTTTCGCTCGTAAAGGTCCTTCAAGTGAATGCCAGTTAAACAAGAGTCATATCTTGAAGCCACCACAGTATCACCAAGTTCTAGTGTGAAGTGTACTACCGTTTTACCCGCCATCAAGGCTTGTGTGCCTAAATGAACAAGCGCCATAGATTTGCCTGCGCCAGTTGGAGCAATTACAACTCCAAGTTCGCCTGAACCTAGACCGCCTTTACACAATTTGTCCACCAAACTCCAGCCGGTCGAAACAGGACTACGCAACTTAACAACAAACCTTTTTTCAAAATCCAATTTATAATCATAACCATAAGAATTATCGGATCCAAGCTTTAAAGCGTCATTAATCAACAGTGAGATTTCATCAAAGGATGCCTTTTGAAGCAAATTGGCAGACTTCATTAAAGCTTCCTTCAGTTTCTGCTTTCTACAAAAATCTAAGGCTGTGTGCTTTACATAGTCTTCATCCTCCACTGCAGAATTCGCATAGATTTTAGCGAAGTACACTCTTATCTGCTTTGTCAATACTTCATTGTCTTCATCCAATTCTGTGCGTAAAACAGCAGCAAAAGTCTTCGCAGAGGGGTGTGTCTCAAATTTATTTTTATATTCAAATAACTTTTCAACAAACGCTTGTAAGTACTTTTGCTCTAAAAACTCAACCTTGAAAACCTCACCCAATTGGTCACAGAAAACACGGTCTTCAAACATAATTTGAACCAAGTTTTCTTGGAAGTTTTTCCCAAATTTTGAAAAATCTTTATTTAGCATTGGCCATCCTTATCCGGTTCATAGAAGTGTAAAGATCTTCCCAATTCATCGCGGCAAACCCATCCCGCATCATCATTTTAATAAATTCAGTGCGAGCGAACTCTAGTGGATAGTTCTCTACTGACTCTTTAATCCCCCTTGTATTTTGAGGAGATAGAAAGACTGTTCCCAGATTCATAACTTTATAGTTTTCTTCGATCAAACTTTTGTGCTCTGTTATCTTTTCCCAAAATCGGTCTTCTACTATAGCAGATTCGAACACATCTTGCAAGAGGCAATCTTCTTTGTTCTTCAAAAAAGGCATTCTTTTCGCCACTGTCTTAAGACCCACGCCTTTTACGCCGGGAAGGTTGTCACTCTTGTCTCCCACGATAGCTCTCGCAAGTGCGAAGTTTGATGGGTGAATGTTATATTCTTCTAAGATGTTATTTTTATTTAGAAGCTGTTTCTGCGTTGGTCGAAGAAGAAGCGTTGTATCATCCAAGAGTTGAAAGTAATCTTTGTCGCTTGAAACAATTACCTTTTGCTTGTGCTTAAATCTCCTTACCAATGCCCCGATGATGTCATCTGCCTCGGAGTAATCAATGTTAATTTGGCAAACTGGCAACTGATTAAAGTATTCAGCCAATCTGATCATCTGCCAAATCTTATTTTGTGCCTCTTGTTGCTCTGTTAAGTTCTTAACACTTCGATTAAGCCTGATGGGCTTTCTCCCTTCTTTGTATCCCTTGTTAATCTTTCTTCGCTTGGATGAGCCTTCGCGGCCATCCCAACAAATATAAACCTGTGTTGGTTTAATCTCCCTACATAACTTTTGTAAAATTTTTAAAGAGCCTTTGATCCCTCCAATTGGCTGGCCATTTGAAGAAAGCGAAGGATCTACAATGTATGCCCTATAATACATATTCAGCATATCCACGATCATAATTCTGTCCATAAAAAAACCCCTGATAGAAGCTATATTCTATCAGGGGTCATCAAACAAGTCAAGTGAATTTTATCTACCTTGACCACGATACGGCTTTTTATACATCTTCGATCGCTTATTGTGGTACCTTTTCGTAAACTTACCACACCCTTGCCGCGTTTTTTTGCGCGGACCACTCTTCTTAATAGTTGCAGCAGAACCTATTTTCATTAGTTTTTATCCTCCTTTTCTCCATAAAACTCATCAGCAGTTCCCAATCTCTTATCGAACTTCATCACGACTTCATGTTCCAACAATTCAATAACTCTATTATAAAATTTCTCATTGTCCAGCTTATTGATCCAGTCTTTAGTCTGGAATTTATCGACCTTGCCGTCAGCATACTTTAAAGTAAACCATGCGCCGGCATTAGTTAAATGCTCTGACGATTTGATTGCTTCAAACCAACTTTCTTTATCCATAATCTTTACTTCGGCGCCGCCCCAAACAATTTTAAAATTACATTCGCGGCCCTGAGTTCCGAAGCGACTCTTTTCAATTTTTGCCTTCACTTCAGTTCCAATGCGGAATCCCTTATCGTCATAGATAAAACTCTTCTTTCCTTTCCGCGCTGTGAGCCATACACGCAGAGAATACGAATAAGCTAGGGCCTTACCCCCCGGCGTGAAATACGGCGTCACCATGGCCTCTGCTGGGCGTCTGGTGATGTTTGTTTTCAACTGGTTTAGAATCAATAATGTTGATTTGGTGTTAGCGATTGGTTGAATCAGTTTAGATAAACCCTTAGAAAGGATACGAGGCTTTACTGCCATCGTTGATAAGGGGTTAAAGTCTGATTCAATATCACTAATAGATGGTGTTAAAGCCATCGAATCCCAGATAAAAAGCATCTGGCTATCATTATTAGATAGTAAACTTTCAATCGTTTCCAGCACAAACTCTACAGAACTTGCCTGAACATAAAGCAGCTTCTCCACATCGCAACCAGCATTAGCTAAAAACTCTGGGTCGATTGCGCTCTCTGAGTCGAAATAGATTACATCAATTCCCAACTTTTGAGCATTGCCGGCAATTTGAGCAGCCATGTAAGATTTACCAGTTGCTTCCAAGCCGGCAATCTCACTTACTTTACCTACGGGAATACCACCCCAATCTCCTCTTTTAACAATGCCATCCAGCCACTTACAACCAGTTGGTATGAATTGAGAAACTTCTGTTGGATTATCGTCTGATAAAGAAAAGGCGACACTCATGCCGGCTTTTTTATTAATTAATTTTTTCATGTCGGCAATTGAAAGCCGACCCGATGTTTTTGTCATAAATTACTCCAAATAAAAAAGGGGTGCCCCCGAAGGGGCACCCACTACTAGCAAACCTAACTGGCAAGAAGGTCTTGAAAGGCTTCATCTACCGATGAGGCTTTCTTTGTCGTGGAAGCTGCCGGTTCGGCAGAGGCTTCACCATCTTCTCCTAACAAGTGCTTATCCAACAGCGCACCGACATCTTCAGTGCTCTTCACTTCAAAAAGCTTATCAAAGTCTATATTGGTGTCAAGCACCTCCTTCAACAACTCTGTGTCTGAAGTGGACGGCGATGGATGACGACGTGCGGTAATGTTAGTTGAGGGAAACATGGCACCGGGTGCCTTTCCATAAACCAGAACCAAATCAGTTCCATTTTGTGGATCTGTAATGTCTCCGTAATCGGGGTTTAGAACTAGTTGAAGCAAATTCTCATAAACAGTTTTGCTGTATCCCCAGACCTTTACACCTTCAGCCTCCTCTCCGCGAGCCAAGACAGGCGAGAAGAAGCGACTCTTTGCCACCATCTTACGAGCCATGTTGCGGCTTTCGTCATCGCCGTTATTATAGAGCTTGGAAACAAAATCACAAACCGGACATTCATTTCCAAAATTCTTTTTAGGACACAGAAAACCCCCCTTGGTGTCTCCAATGTTATAGTGAAAATGGAAATGCTTAAAGGGATCTCCATCTGCTGTTGGGAGAATGCGAATAACACTCTCTCCATCCTGCGGCTTCCAGAACCGCGTGTTACCGTTGCCGCCCTTATTGTGTAGGTCGGCCAACTTCTTTCTCATTTTTTTAATATCAATAGCCATTTATTCCTCCGTTTGGTTTTGACTTGTTTGAACTACATTTGTGAATGCTTCTACATAAACATGGTTAGTTTCCCATTCTGATTCTACAATCTTGAATGAGCAAGAAGCATCATCTCTTTTCAATTGATCATTTATTTTCTCGACTAAACCCGGCGTCTGCAGGGAGTCATGATTCATAATAAAATAATAACACTTTTCCCGGCGTGTGTCAAGGGGAAAATACAATGTCTCTTCTCCATTCTGTGGATTAACCACGCCAAATGAACAAATTCTGTTTATTTCTGAAGGGTTTTCCGCATTTGAAAATATGCCTTCTGTGTTTTTAAAATAATTGATCATGTGAAAAATATCGGCAATCTCCTTTGCCACCACCTCTTTTTTTTCCAAAAAGGAAACCTCTCTCGTTTTTAAAATCTCCGAAGTGTTAAAAAGATTTATTCTCTTAAAAATGCCTGACCGTGCTAATTCTTGTAAAATTGCTTGTGTCGCTTTTTCTCGTAATTTTTGTTTGTTAGAGAGAAAGTTTTGTTCTGGGCTAACATAGTTGATGGTGATCTTCTTATCCTTAATGGGTTCCAACACCTTTAATACACAGCCCGTCGTCTTTCCCCCTCCGAACAAAAACACATGAACATCATTATAGCGTAGATGTTCACTTAAGTCAAGAGTTGTTTTCTCTTCGTAATCCTTAAAGGTTTCTTGCTTCTCAATTTTGATTTGTTTAACATGTTCTAATTCACTCTTGAGCGAAGAATCTACAGCCACTGCCTCATATTGAGCCTTGTTGGCTAATAGCGCCGCTATCTGACTTCCGCCTGTGCCAATACCAACTACTTGCATAGTCCTTTCATTTCCCCATAGTTAACGCCGGCGTCAACATTTACTTTAAAGGTACCAAAGTCTGTTTCACCGTAACACTGAACAAGCTCTTTAAGATAATCTTTGTCTTCCTCATTATAATCAATCAAGACTGAATCGTGAATGACCGCAGTAATCTTGCTTTTACGACCCTCTAGTAACTTGTTGATCTTAAGAGACTGTGTTAAGCATAAATCAGAAGCAGTACTCTGGATTAAATAATTTAAAGCATGAAAAGGATCTGCCTCCATAGTCCGTTGGAAGGGTGTTGTGATTTTACCATCAATATAAAATTTAGATAAAATCTTCTCTTTATCATAAAAGCGGCTTAAACAATCGTCGGCCGAGTCTGGATTGTACAACCAAGCAAACACTCTTTTCTTTGCGTCCTCTCTGGTTCCGTTTCCCCCGAACACATTCTTGATGTTCCAATCATGTACATCGCCTTCCGGCTGCCTTTCTCCGTTTAAAGCTATCAAAACGCGTAGCTCATTGGCATTAAAGTCTAATTCTAAAAACCAGTGATTAGATGGTTTTAAAATCGAACGAAACCTTTTGGTAAAAGCAAGTATTGGAAAACTATTTTTTCTAGTAGAAAGCCTTCCAGTTTTACTTTTAAATAAATTATAGCATATTTTTTCACTTGAGTTCAGAAATTTTTGTATACTTGTAAAGTCACCCTTCTTTACCAAAAGCTTACTTACATTGTCTTTATCTAATTTTAATTTTTGACTACCAATCTTCGTAAGCAACAAATTGACTTCATTTAAAAAAGAATAGTTAGGAGGCTTACTAAAGTTTTCAAAAATAAATTTTGTAATCTGATTTTTGTTTTCACAGTAATTCAATAAAAAACTGTCTGGAACTAAATCATAGAAGCAGTGATCGTTTAGATCTACTTTAGACTTCTGAAGGCAATTGATGAAAGCTTTCATCTGCTTGGTGGACGCCCTCCACGCCTCCTGCAGGGGTGGGGGAAGTACAACATCGTCTATAGTGTCCACCTGTGCGTATAATTTAGCGTATTCTACGTCGTTTCTTAGAAAATTAGGGCTGGCGTCCCAAGTCTGGTTAAGGTTGGAGGGGACATCGTTTTTTATAAATCTTTTGTTGTGGTAAAAGCCCACACATTCTACTTTATTATCAAGTACTTGAAAAATCATTATTGAGGTATCCGTTATCTTCACCAGTTCTCTTATCAAACTGTGTCTGTGAGGATATGATACCATCGTTGTTCAGTCGTGTCAAGTTAATTTCTCCTACGGGCACGTTGCGATAGCCCGCTGTACCCAAATTGTACTGAATGTAGTTTAGTGATTTTCTTAAAGCGTCTGCCGCGCTAGCTGCGCCGGGATTGTTTTTAAATGTTTTAAAGATGGACAAAACATTCTTAAGGTGAAAATTTCTTCTTTTATCACTCACCTCTAGTTCGTTTTCCGCCACTCTGAAATCGTAAAAGAGGGCCAGCCTCTCCTGCTCTGTGAGGGTCGTCGCGGGGTCGCGTTCTTTAAACGAGAAGAACACGCTTTTACAATTAGATAATCCAAAAGTCTCTTGTTTGTAGGTTGGGAATGCTTGACGGAACGTCCCATAAAAGACCTTTAAATACTGATAGAATTCGTTATAATAATCCGTCAAATCTAAACGTTCATAAATAGTGTCGAAGAACTGTTCTAGGTCCGTAACTGTCTCCTTATTTACCACCAAAGTTCCTATTCCCAACTCTGTAATAAAGGGCCGAAGGTGCTTGCTTCCTATGTTTGCTATGATTCTCCACGGATTGTTGCGGTCTACCTTAAATCCATAGCGTGTACACAGTTCTTCAAACAATTCAAAGTTTGGATCATTAATAAACTCAAAGGCTTGTGAGTCATTCCCGTACTCCCCCTCAAAAATTTCTATAACAAGCCCCGTAGTAAAAGAGGAAATTTGAGGAGACTCGTGAAACCCAAGACGAGTGAAGGGAGAATTCGTTGAGCGGATGTAATCTAGAAGTATTTTTACAAAGTCGTGGAAATTTGTAATAAGTGGTGATTGTGCCAAATCAGTCAACACGTTGCCAAAGAATTCTTCGTATAAAAACTGCTGATGATCTTGGTACTGATCAACTGGGCTGTTCCAAGCTCGGAAAGGCTGTAAAGTGTTCTTAAAGAATTCAGAATTGTTTTCCAAATAGCCATCCAAGTAGAGAGTTTCATAGTGCATTCGCATCTTTCTGAAGGCATTGGCTACGAACTCCAAGCACATAACCTGTGATTCGTCATCAAATCTAGAAACCGTGGTTAAAAATGATTCTTTGGGGTACACTGATCGGCCCAACGTGTCCACTTTCCCGTAATAGGGGCTGGTATACCATGTATCAAATTGGTTAGTGTCATCGGGATAATAATAATCATAGAGCTTTTTACTCTCGTAGTTGTCTTTAACTCCCGAATCATTATTAGCGTAAGGTAATTTTATCATCAAACCTTCTCCCTAATGTCTTTGGAGTCATCGTTCTGAGGCGGTAAATTATCTTTTGTTTTACCCACAGGCTTAAATTCTCTATCCAATCCATTCCGAGCCAGTACATTAGAATCTAAGCGCAACAAGTCTTCCATGTAACTCGTTACGTTTAAACGCAATGACGTTGGTGGCTCATCATCGTCAATGTCCTGCTGAGTAACATCGGTCCCAGACAAGCCTAGTTGGCTAGCTGGGTTGTAAATCCACGTTCCCATAAAAGAAGTTTCGTAATTTCCCACTGCGATGGTATCTTTAACGTTTTGAATAACATAGTATCCTACAATGCCGGGATCAAATGCGTCGTTGCTAATCCCCAAAGGATTAGCTGGAATTGCGAACAACCCACCTTTAAAGAAGACATTGTTGCCCAGTGTCGACACATTTGCGGTGTATCGATACTTTAAAAGAACTTCTGCAGAGTTCACCAAAGATTGTGCCCAAAGGGCAGTGCGAAGACCCGGAAAGTCCTGAGATGAGAAATTAATGCTGCGTAAAAGTCCTTGGTCCGCGCCTATTTTGATGTGAGGGGCATTTTGTTTTATGTCTTCTGACTCTTTGAAAAAGGGAGGCTTGGCACCCTTGAAACGCTTTTTCAAGAAAACACTTCCGATCGGATTGCTCGGGTTTTTCAAATTTGTATAAAAGATGACAGACTTAAGGTCTTTTTTGGTAGTGATGTCAGTATTAGTCTTTAATTTTCCAGACAAAGAAGTAAAAAAGTTTTTATTGTTTGTTGTATAAACTTTTCTAAAAAGAGTGACATCTTTCTTGTTACCCTTCATTTTTGTTAAATAATTTAATGGCCTGATTGTGCCGATTCTTGTATCGCCAAACAAGGGGTTCGCGGAACCCTCTAAAATTTCAGGAACAAGTTTTGTCATAATGTCGTTTAAAAAATCACCAAAAGCATACGTTATTCGACTTTTAGCTGTATAGTTTTTATAATACCATCTCTGGAATAGGTCAACGCTTACTAAAATGTCTCCTAAATTCAAGGAGTAGTCGTGACCCAACGCCTTAGTATCAACATTTCCAAGTCCAACAAAAGGAACTTGGTCTTTATAGTCCTCTTCTAAATCAGAATAGGCGGCGGCGACAAGTGCCCTCAGTGGAAAAAATAGAATGTCGCCATAGGTTTTGCCTTCTCGCTTAACACCTTTAGGTGCATTGAAAAGAGTTCCCGCAGTATTGTCTACAATGGATAGCTTCTCTTCATCGTCTTTTCCCTGTAGACCCTCTTCTAGAATGATGTTATTTTCGAATTGATCAGTTTTAAAATTTGAAGCCAGATCGGCCACTTTACTAGAAACCAATTCACCACCCTTTACCTCCTCTAAAAAGATTTCTGACTTTAGTGAGAAGTTTCTTAACCCATCTCTAGTGGGAGATTTCGCTGTCGATTTAAAATTTATTTTAAACAAGTCTTTGTTTCTTCTAATTGTATCTAAGAATTTATGTTTTACTAAGGGCGCAAGTTTAATTCGCAGAGAATTCAATGTTTTGTTGGTTTTGCGTAGTTTCCGACCCAGTTCTTTTTTCTGTTTACGAATTTTTATCAACGCCCTCTTATTTTGCGCAGCACCTTTTACTTTAGGGGCATACTTGCGTCTGGACTCAGTTGTCTTTAGTTCTCTTAATGTTGTTTCGGTTTCCACCTGAACCTTTAAGAGACTTCTGTATGTATTTAATAAGCTCTTTGTAGATTCAGAAACTTCCAAAGAGGCAATTTCGACTTGATCTTTAGGAATTGCCACATCAGATTTTTTGTTAAAAAGATCCTGATCTTGTTGAGTTGTGTAAGAACAATTTAAATTGATTGAACCATCTTGTTCAAACCCAAAGTCATGACCCTTGTATCTCAAAACCCATCTTTTCTTTTCCTTCATTAGGATTTGAGTCTGCATTTTAGGAGGGATGATGGTCGGATCGGTAAAACGGGAAACGCCATAACCGTACTCTAACACCAATTCCTCAAACTTGGGTGCCAAGAAGGCCATTACTTTAATAAAGCTAAAATCTTTTTCTCCTAGCTTATTCTTTCTGGTGAGGATGTTGATGTTCTGGAAAAAGTAATTTACATTAACGGTCACACTCAAAATGTTTCCAAGGCCCGGGAATTTACGATCAACCGTGACGCCCTGAATGCCCGCGCCGTCGCCTCTGCTAAATTTACTCTTCAATAAACTATTGGGCTTAAATTCATCTTCTGAAGTAAAAGACTTAAAAGGAACCACCATTTCAGTCCATGGATCATTTTGTTTTTTACGATAACGATAAATAAGCTTAACATAGGGAGTTAAAGCTGCCATCTCACTGGTGCCAATGTTTGACATAAAACGAACGTATTCATTGTGTTGTGCTTGTAAATTAGCGTTCTTTTCATTGTTGGACCCATAAGATTGTTCTAACTCTTGGTGAAACGAGGGGTGAATACTAAACAACTTGTTCCTAGTGTTTGCGCGACCTTGAATAATTCTTTTATAAGTGTCTTGATCAAGCCCTTTCACAGAACTGAATTCGAACTTGTCATCATAGATGACTCTCGCCAACGCACCTCTTGTAGCTTCATTGGTTCCACGATAGATTTGTGGACACAACACCTCATTCAGCACCTGCTGCCTATCTAATCCGCCGGGACTTATTGGAAAGAATAAGTTAGCTGAACTCTTAATTGCCATCTTATAGACCCATTGTGCTCAATACTTCGTCCAAAAACAAAGGTACCAAAAGAACTTCCCCCAACTCTACATGTTGCTCTGTTGGTTTCTTATTGAACCAAGCAATAACCCACCAGTATTCAGGGTTGTTATAATAGGTTGAGGATAATTTATAAAATCTATCACCCAGCTTCCATGTTACTGGAATGGCTTGAATTTGATCGTATTCGTCTTGTGTGGGGTAGCTCAATTCATTAACAGGGAGTTGTCTTATTCCCTGTTGACCATAGCGTTTCTTAAAAGTTTTTCTATAGCCGGGAGTGGCATTGATAAATTCGTTAATGTTTTTGTATCTAGAAAGTGCCATTATCCGTTACCCTGCTTTGTTATTGCCTTGGAGATCTTAGCCAATTCTTTGCCTCCACTACCACCTGTGCTGCCTGCCAATCTACTAGCTTTAGTTCCAGTTGCTGCCGTATTAGCGTCACCGTCTACCTGTTCGTTAAAAAAGTTTGTGCTGGAACTGTCTACCGCATAGGGAAAATTTTCATTTCCCATAAAGTGATCATCTTCAGCGAAGCCCGGTGTTTCTTCATGAAGCACATTCATATTGAATTGGATTTCATAAGTTTTAGCATAAATAACCCCATCGCCCTCGTCCTCAATCAAAAACATACCACTTGTATCTAAGCCGTGCGTAATACCAATCTGCCCATTTACATAGCCCAGTAGTCCTCGGGATGGATTTGTATAATCACAAATTAAATTTGCGAACTTAATTCTAATCAGCGGTGGCGCGTTAAGAATTCTAGTGTCTTTCGCATTCGTGTTTACATACGACGGGTAGAGATTTTTAATAATTGTATTAATGTCTTTAAGAATCTGGCGTGCATGAGGCTCGTTGAAGGCGGGCATCGTTAAAGAAAAGCTTAAAGAGCGCTTGGTTGACTGATAGATTGGAATGTCGTCCATGCGACCAAACACAGATACCGGGGTGAAGTTCGGGGTAAAA